ATCGGTAGCATAAAGTTGGATATACTCTCTGCCTTCTCCGTCTGTGTAAAATTGCCAGTCCTGCAGAAAATAGGCAGTCTCATTCTGCAGCTCCAGTGAGCCGTGCTTTTCCCGCCATATCTCGAACAGCTGCCCTACCGCAAAATCCTCATAGCGCATAAGCTGACGGGGAATTGTCAATATCATGCTGCCTATGGTGTTCTCTGTGCGCACATACTCAAGCGATGTAAACGCCTGAATTACCCCTAATTTCACTCCAGCATCGGTATACCAGTCAATTTCGTATCTCATTCCAGCAAAGCTCCGTCAATGCCCCAGAATTTTGGCTTCCAAGTAATAAAAGCTTTTGCATAAGGGTCTGCATCCTTATAAAACAGCGAGATGTAATTCATTCCGGGCTTTAGGTAAAAATTGCCATAATCAGAACCAGCGTTCACATACCGCAAGACGCTCCCCCTGCCTTTCCAGCTTGAAGTGAAAGTTAAGTTAGTCGGGTCAAAATTAATGTTGATTTGCTCGCCCTCTAATATATTTAGGTCATTGAATTGAACATTAGCACCTGTGGAGTAATTAACAATTGACAATAACTGCCCAGGCCCGTGAAGTTGAAAAATCGGATATGTGTTTGCCGAGCCACTCGACATTGTAATTAAAGGCAACTTAGTTATATTATCAGTTGCCACTATTCCACTCTTTGCATTTTCTCCAGATATTGCCGTTGCAAATCCACCACCTAAATAAAGAGAACCATCACTTGCAGAATAAATGGCTAAAATGTTCTCATATCCAGGCAAGTCAATATCTAAACCTCTCCAAGCACCGCTTTTGTAATAAGCCACCCTATCATACGGAATAGAATAGCCAATGATAGTAAAAAGACCTGAAACATAAAGTGCACCAGAAGACATATTGCCTTCACCATCATTGCGCGGATTGGCAAAGTGAACCTTGTATATCTGATTATTAGCTCTTCCTTGACCTATATCTCTCCAATTATTTCCCCCCCATTTGGCAATGTAATCTGCATTTGAATATCCGCCCGCATTTATGAAACCACCCCCAATTGCAATCGTACCATACAAATCAATGTCTATTGACCTCACAACACCATTCAGCTCTGATGCACCTAAATCGGTGAATGACTTGAACGCACTCCCGTCCCACCAGCAGATAAAATCGCCATTTGCACCATCTGCATTTGTAAAATTGCCACCTATGATTAGACGACCATCAGGTGCAAATTTTAGAGCAAAAACAACATTATTCAATCCAGTCAAGAGCGGAGCCCAATTTGTGCCATTATAATAAGCGATGTTTTTGCAGTTTGTATTTCCACCAGCCTGTGAAAAGCTACCGCCGATATAGATTGTTCCTTCTGAGGAGATCTCGATTGCCTCAACAGCGGTGCCAGCAGGACCCGCAATGCCGCTGCCAACTTTACTCCAAATTCCAGTAGAAACATTGTACTTAGCGAAATAATTAGCACCGAAAATTCCAGCAATATTATTAAAATCACCACCAACATATAAATCGCCATTTGCATCAAAAGCCATACAATAAATTATTTCAATATCGCTATTTGCAGAAGTAACCCCAAGTCCTTGCCAAGCTTGATTAGCCTTACTCCATCGTGCAATTCTATATGTTCCAGTCACACCACCTGCACTATCAAAACGACCGCAAACATAAATATCCCCATTTGGAGCTTCTTTTATGTCATAAACAGCGCCGTCAACACCAGCCAACGGATTTACATATTTAGTCCCATTCCACTTACACCAGTTGCCTTGCGGGTCACGCCTTACAATGTAATTAGCAGCAAATTCTGCATATAAATCAAGCTCGCCGCCTTCCTCATAAGCGCCGTCCAGCAGCCCGCTCGGAATTTCAAAATTCATAATAGCACGCTGATGGTTAGGCAGGTCAGGCGTGTCAGTCAAAGTGGCAGGCAAAGGAACGCAAAGGATGTCAATCGGATTAGTGGCTTCATTGCCGTTATCGTCAAAGCCTTGATACCTTACCACCATTTCGCCTTCGAACAGGTCAGGTCTGATTGCGTCAATCAGTGCTTTGCGATTAGCCTCTATCTCCCCAAGCGTTTCTCCAATGAAGTCCACTATAATTGAGAATTGCCTTGACTTACGGATGTGTCCCTGATATAAATCACCGCCTGAGGTCATTTTAGTTAGAATTTGATTCCAATCGCCGTGCCCTAAACCCGTAACTTGAACCAGCTGGCAATAGTCCTCTAAGTCCAGCAGCTCACCACCAGTTTTGACATAATTCATTCTCGTGGAAGCGCTATCTCTTGGCAAGCCTTCCCAGTAATAACCTTCTCCTAAATCACCAGAAATGAAAGTTGAAGGTTTAACCGCCTGCTCAAATTGCCATCCGTCAGTCCAAAATGGTGCGGTGCTTGCAATACTATCACGTTGCAATGACAATACAACCGCCCCAGTTGTGTTAGCTATAAAAGACAAGCTTATTCTCTGCCAATAACCTGTTGCAGTAATAGTTTTCTTGCCTTGCGGTACGCCCCCAATACTTACATAAATACGCATCGCTTGACCAGCTACACCTAATACATCCAAGCTGAACGAGTAAGCCAATCCACTTGTACCGGTCAAGCCTGAGTAGCTTACAATAGTGGGTACGCCAGTGTTTGGGCTTACTTTAATACAACCGGGACCTCGTCTGGAATTTGTACCGTCCGATGCAATTGTTCCACCAGATACAGAATAGCCCCCAGTTGAACTATAAGGTTGCGGGTTCTTTACATAGTTCCGTCCCGCTGACGGCTTCACTATCCAGAATTTCTTTTGCGTCAATACAGGTGCGGTCATGCCCAAGCCTCCATAAGCTCAAATGCCGTCTTTACATCCGCGGGGTTGCTGGATGTCGGCATTGTCAAATTGTATACATTCCCACTTTTATTTACGCCTGCCCGAACAAGAGCGTCAGCGATCGCCCTGCCTATATCGTCAGCGTTTATGCTCTCTTTAGATGCGCCACCAGCCAACGCTTTGCTCAACGCTCTCTCTGCATCTGCACGGCTCATAATGAAGCCGTCTGCTGATGGTACGAACAGCTCGCCCCGATAGCCGTACTCCTGCCATGTATAGGGAGCGCCGCCCTGCACCGCGCCACCAACGGCATAAGCAGCCCTCCCACCCGGTGCGTAAATCACGGCTCCCGTCTTAGTTGGCGGACTATAGGCATCAACCGCGCTGGTGTCCAAGTGAAGTTTTATAGGTATCGCTGGAACTCTCCATGTTTCCGTCTCTGCAAGTCGTGCCTTCACATCATCGATATTGTCTTCGAATTTAAATGTTTTACCTTCCGGCAGATTTTCAATCTCTTCTCCAAGTTCTTTTATCAATCGATTATATTGTCCTTGCGATATCTGACCAGCATCCAACATCTCCTTATATAAATTGACCTGTTTTGTGGCTGCGATTGTATTTTGGTCTACAAGCCCCATTTTGACCGCTAAATCGTAAGCGGCTTCAGCACTCAACCCTTCTGAAGCTATTTTGAACAGCAAACTCTCAGAATAAGAGCGCATTGCAGCATCGGCATTGTTGGTTGCGTCTGCGACTGCCTGTTGAGCAGTAGCTGCTTTTTTGTTAGCTTCTTCTAACTGTTTTGCCGCAATGGACTGCGCAATCATAGACTCAGCAGTTTGGTCAGCAGCAACGCTACTATCACCAAGTATTTCGTTTAGAGCATCTTGTGCAATTGCTAACTGTTCGGCCGTTACAGTGCCCATCCCATTGTGAACACCAATTTCTCGCATAATGGCATTGTATTCATCGGCTTCAATAAGCCCAGATTTCTGTGCATTCCTCAATCCATTAATAACATTTGTGAACTCATCACCAATCTTAACGTTGTTAGTAAGATTATCTGCCAAAGTAGCCATTGCTGGAGCGAAAACGTCCATTGTATCAGCCATGCTAAGTTTGATTGCATCGCCCAGATTTTTGAACGCCGACTCCATTTGCATGATTTTTCCAGCGCTCGTATCGGCAATATCACCGACCCTTTCAATCTGCTCTTCAGCCTGTTGGAGAAAAGCCTCAGTAAATGCTTCTTGTGCGCTTAGCCCAGAAGCTTCTAACGCTTTTACTTTTTCATCGAAGCCTTCTACAGCCACTCCAAGCTGGTCAAACCGCATGGTTGTCTGGTTCGTCAGAGTCAGAACCAGTTGGTTCATGTTCATGCCCAAAGCGCCAGCAACCCTTGTAAGCCTGACAACTTCCTCATGCGTGTCAGCTAATCCAAGCGCCATGAAATTCGCAGCACCAGCAACTAATTCCGCATCGCTAACCGTGCCACGAGTTGCCTCTCGTAAATCGACTAACAATGCGTCAGAAACAGTGCCAATTGATTCTGCTAAATTGTCAAATTTGGTACGTGCATACTCGAGCTGAGCGCCTTCTTTAGCGGTTTCATAAACCTCTTTTAGCGCCATACTAACTGCAGCCACTCCGCCAGCAACTAAAGCAGCTGTACCAATCACGCTGGATAATGAGGCGCCAAAACCTTTAACTCCACCTTCAGCTACTTTGCCAGTATCGCCAACGCCCTTTATTTCGCCTTTGACCTTGTTGATTTCACCACTGGCTTTGTTCAGTGCGCTGATTACAATTTGCAGATTAGCCATACTTTTCCCTCAACTCGTTAACTTCCATCACGATATTCCACACCTGCTCATGCTCACGCTTCCACTTTGCAGATTGACCCGGAATTTGCCCTTCGTTCTTATACATCTGGAATGCCCTGTATACATTGCCAACCTGCCTCAATTTGCGCATTAAACCAGCGGGCTGTTCGAGCACGCCGCCTGAAAAAGGAAGCGCATGATATTCTTCACAAGTCAAACTAAGCTCCAGCAAGCTTGGTATCGTTCCTTTGCCTTCTGCATAATCGGCAACCTGTATCAGGATAAAGGGTCGAGGTTCATTGCCTCGCTAATCAATTTTGCGATGCAGTCTGATAGCCAAACGATGTGTGCAGGCTTAGCGTTGTCTACATCCTCAAGCGTCCACTTCGGCTCAACCATAAATCCGCACTTTACCGCTGCTCTAACGGAGTCACCGCGCCATACAGATAAAGGCTGCGTCTCCTTGCCAATCATATCGCGGTGAAAGTCCTCAAGCATCTTTTGGTTGATTTCGGTCAACACGCACTTGCCAAACTTCTTATGTTCAAACTCCATTTTCGCTCCTATGTCTATTTTTTGTTATGTAAAGGCTACGGCGCCAGATTCAGTACCTATCGTGAGCCAGTTGGTCAATTTTGAGTTGTATACGCCATCCAAAACCAAATCGTAGGTCGCCACACCATTGCGGTCTTGGAATAATTCAGGCGCTTGCATGGAGTGACCGGCGAATTTAATCGTCATCGAGCGCGCTTTGCCATCTACAGTTGTTGAGTATTTTATCTCAATTTGCCTTTCGAGAATTGCAGAGGACGAACCTAACATCGCGGTTAAGTAGTCATCAGTGCTTGTATTCAGTTCCAAGCTGAGCTTGAGTTGCCCGTTCCACTTCTGATCGTTGTAAGCCTTTGGTGTACAGCTGCCCAGATAGCTTCGATATTCGCGGTTGGAATTTATCGAAAGCTCCCAACTGAAGGCAGAATTGGTCAACTCTGTAAGTGAGGCGGCATCCCACGTTCCGACAGAAATTTTAGCCATGCAGCCGCTCATTCTGGTCGTTCCCGTCCGGTCATTCAAGCTTGTATAAGTGCCAGCAGTAACTTTCCCGCCAATAATAGAACCGCCTACCTGCACGCCGGTATTATTGGCACCGGAAAGTGTCAGGCTTGCCACCGATGCATCCTGCATTTGCCAGATACTGCCACTCTGCCCATATTGAAGCGTCATGAAATGTGGAGTGGTAGCACTGGTAAGCGGTGCGGCATAAGCGCGCGTGTATGTAACTGTCCCAGTTGGACTAACAGTACCAAACAAAGAATCAAGCCAGTAATTCACATCCTCAAATGATTCGTCGCTGACTTCGAATGTAGCCGAACCAGCATAATTATCCAGCGTAGATTGATAAGTCGGAGCAAGCGAGCCCCGTAACTGATCTAACGCACGCGTCTCAAATTCAGGACGCATCCTGAAGCTGGACACATTCTGCAATTTTACTGTTGCAGTTGGGGCAGCCGTACCGAATGCGGATTGCCATGCAAATTGTAAAACATTAAGTGAATTAATCATCTTTTACCTCTGGTTTTTCTTTCTCGCGAACATAAAGACCGACTTTCAAAGCCGCATCTTGAATTTCTTTAGGCAGCTTCTCCCATTCTTCAGCACTCATATCCCGTGTTGGAACGCCATTGAAGAAGCCTCCGCCTTTATAAATATATTTAATCTTATCCACTCACTACCTCCTTGATATTCAACTGGCAAAGCACGCCAGCGTAAAACCGACCGCTTCCACGCGGCCACTCATACTCGCCCGGTGTCACTGATGCAGACTCCAAAGCTGTGTTAGCATAAGGGCATCTAAATCCCCTCAGCATATCCACATATTTTCCAGCATAATCAACAATCTCTGGGGCAAACTCTCTCAGTCCAATCCCCTGTTCACTCGCTTGCCAGAGCATAAGGTCGGTAATCTGCCAATTGACCGTCACCCCCGTTCCAATCGCGATAAAGCTCAAATCCCGCCCTTCGCCCGGAGTTCCACCGACCGGAAGCAATAGCCTGCACGGCAATTGCGAGGTGGTAATATTCTCAAGCAGCTCATTCAGCCCAAACACAACCGGCGTTTTACCCGATGTGGTTGTAACCGACTTAGCTTTAAGTGCGGTGTAAACATTCGTTATTACACTCATACCGCCGCCCTTCGCTTATACCGGTCAAGCAATTTCTGCACATCCGCAGGCAATCCGCTTGGCATGATAGTTACACCATCGCCAGTCACCATCGGTCGGTCAATATCAGCACTGGTATCCTTTTGCCGATACAGAAAAGCTGCAAGCCTTATGCAAGCGTGCGTGATATCAGCGGGAGCGGTTGCGCTATATCCCCACGTGCCCGCAACGCTAATCTCGCTATCGCCATTCGTAAAGCTCCAAGCTTGGTCTTCATCCAGCCTGATAATCCACTTCGGATTGTCATTGCGCGGGAATAGCCGATATTTATCGGAAGCAATCTCAACCCCGTCACCATTTGTCAGCTTGGTCACAGAGAGCAGGTCGTAACCCCATAAATACAAGTTCTGCCCGTCAATGTCGTCTATGGTAAAATACTTGGTTGCCGTTTCAGCTTCAAAACGCCTGCCAGTGTAAGCGTCAATTATACCTTCAGCTCGTGTGAGCAAGTCAGTAAGCAGAGGGTCGTCTTCGGTCGTGGCAACGCTTATAC